AAAACAATAGAAAGGAGCCACAAAATGAGATTTCCAAACGTGAGAGCGGATGTAATGACAGCATTTGAGATGTATCACTCGCTAACATACTTCACATCCAGCGATGTGAAAAAATTATTTGGATGCGCAGGGTCTACTGCAGCAAAGATTGTAAAGATGACTCGCGATGAAATGGCAAGGCGAGAAATCAAGATGTACTGCGAGCATGACAACTATTTAAACAAAGACGTCTTATATGACATGGCAGGACTAGATATAAACAGTATCAACAAGTCATACAAGATGTTAGAAAGGAGAACCCTATGAAAATCAAATCAATCATACCACCGACACTCTTTATATCTGCAGTGCTTGCGCTTAACGGAATAGCAACGGCAATAGACACACCTGAGGTGTATCAGCAGACGGAATACAAAGTCGTTAGCAATATACAGATTGATGTTCAAGGCATTAGCAACGAAATGATTGACGACATAGCGACTAGAAGTGGCGTTGACCCTAACATCGTTAAGGCAATCATCATGGAGGAATCTAACGGCAATCCAAACGCAGTAGGCGACAATGGAGAATCAATCGGACTAATGCAGATACAACCAAAGCATCACCAAAAACGAATGGAAGAACTAGGAATCGTAAGCCTATTTGACCCACAAGAGAACGTGATTCTAGGATGTAGCATTCTGTCAGACCTATACGACAAATACGGAAACTACGAGGACGCACTATCAGTCTACAACAGTGGCAACACCGAAGACGGCAAAGCATATGCAGAAAGGATACTAAGGAAGTAATGGTCAAGAGTGCTTTGGACTGTATCACAAAAAATAAGAAAGACGCTCCTGGGAGCGCCAATCAAAATCAACAATTTAATTATATCAAAAGGAGACAAAAATGACAATCAAAATCAACAAACTAGAAATTGAGAACGTAAAGCGAGTAAAGGCAGTAAAGATGGAGCCTACTGCAAACGGTCTCACAATCATTGGCGGAAACAACGGACAGGGCAAGACCAGTGTGCTGGATAGTATCGCATGGGCTCTCGGTGGTAACAAGTTTAAGCCTAGCCAGGCACAGCGCGAAGGGTCAGCTATTCCACCAAACTTGCATATCGTCATGAGTAATGGCCTTATCGTCGAACGTAAGGGCAAAAACTCAGATCTAAAGGTTATTGATCCAGATGGAAACAAAGCAGGTCAGAATCTACTAGACAGCTTCATAGATGAGCTTGCGCTCAACCTGCCAAAGTTCATGCAGCAATCTAGCAGAGAGAAAGCCAGCACATTACTGCAGATCATCGGAGTGGGAGAGCAGCTTGTACTACTCGAAAAGGAGGAGCAAGACACTTATAACCGCAGGCATGCAATCGGCCAGATCGCAGACCAAAAGGAAAAGTTTGCAAGAGAACAAGAGTATTATCCCGAAGCACCTAAAGACCTGGTCTCCGCATCAGAACTAATCAAAGAGCAGCAGGAAATTCTAGCGAGGAATGGTGAGAACCAACGAAAGCGCGAAAATCTTGCAAAAATACAGCTATTGCACAAAGAGGCTGCAAAGAATGTTGAAAGGCTGAAGCTTGAGCTATCCGAAGCAGAGACTAAACTTGCTAACGCAATACAGGATTTAGTTACAGCAAATAAGTCCGCTGAAAACCTTGTGGATGAGTCAACAGCGGAGCTCGAAAAGAGCATCACTGAGATTGACGAAATAAATCGCAAAGTCAGAGCAAACCTGGACAAAGACAAAGCCGAGGAAGACGCAAGAGGTTACAGAGCCGAGTACGAGGAGCTCACAGAAGCGCTCACAGATGTGAGAAAACGCAAGGCAGCACTGCTAGACAATGCAGACTTACCACTAAATGGGCTATCGGTTGAAGATGGCGAGCTCATATATAACGGCTTTAAGTGGGATAACATGAGTGGGTCAGATCAGCTAAAGGTCGCTACTGCAATCGTGCGCAAGCTAAACTCTAATTGCGGATTTGTACTACTTGACAAGCTTGAGCAGATGGACCAGGAGTCACTAAAAGAGTTTGGAGACTGGCTAGAAGCAGAAGGGTTACAGGCTATCGCTACTAGAGTAAGCACTGGCGAAGAGTGCAGCATCATCATCGAAGATGGCTACGTAAAAGGCTCTGAAGCAGAGGAAATAAACACACCAGCTATCGAGGAACCATCGAAAGCTGAATGGAAATTTTAGGAGGCTATATGAATATCACTAAAGGAAAAATCGCAAAGGCTCAAAAGGTCGTCATATACGGAGTTGAGGGAATAGGCAAGTCCACTCTTGCCTCACGATTCCCTGACCCTGTTTTTATCGACATAGAGGGCTCTACAAGCAACATGGACGTTGCAAGGCTGGATAAGCCAACAAGCTACACAATGCTAAAGAATCAGCTATCATTCATCGCAGCCAATCCTACAGCGTGCAAGACGCTAGTGATTGACACAGTGGACTGGGTGGAGAAGATGGTAATCGAAGACATCTGTATGGCACACGACAAAAAGGACATCACAGGGTTTGGTTATGGCGAGGGATTTATAAAACTGGAGCAAGAAATAGGCAGGTTCTTAAACAAGCTATCAGACATCGTCGAAAAGGGCGTAAATGTAATCTTAACAGCGCACGCGATCATAAGGAAGTTCGAACAGCCGGATGAAATGGGAGCATATGACAGATACGAGCTAAAGCTTGGCAATAAGACCACTGGCAAGACTGCTGCGCTTGTAAAAGAGTGGGCAGACATAGTGCTTTTTTGCAATTATAAAACGCAAGTTTTTGCTGTAGATGATAAGGGAACAAAGCACAAGGCTCAAGGTGGTGAGCGTGTAATGTATACGGCACATCATCCAGCATGGGACGCAAAGAATAGGCACGGATTACCATTTGAGCTGCCTATGAAATACGAGAGCATATCTCATATCTTTGATGTAAAAGCAGAACCTGTAAAAGCTGAGCAGAAGGCCGAAGCACCTAAGCAGGAAATGCGTCCGGAGGATCCTATCTACGCAAAGAAATATGATGATGCAATACCTCTCTCAGTGCAAGACCTAATGTCTATCAGTGAGGTCACAGAAGACGAATTGAGAGGCTTTTGGCAGAAGGTGGGACATTTCCCTAAGGACATGCCTTTTGGCAATGTACCACAAGATTATTGGAACGTGTTGATAGCAAACTGGAACTCAGCACTTAAAGATATAGTTAACGCAAGAGGAAACAAGTAACGAAAGGATATTTAAAAATGAGCAACATGAATTTTGACAGAGAATTTGATTGGAATGACGAAATTACCCAGGACAGTGGAGAGTTTTTACTACTACCTGAGGGAGACTACAAGTTTATCGTTGAAAGCTATGAGAGAGGCAGACATCAGCCACAACCTGGCGGAAAGCTTCCAGCATGCAATAAGGCCATCGTTAACATCATTGTAAAGACCGCAGAGGGCGATGTTAAGCTCAAGCACAATCTATTCTTACACAGCTCGACAGAGGGGATGTTATCAGCATTCTTTGGTGCCATCGGCCTTAAAAAGAAAGGCGAACCACTCAAGATGAACTGGAACGAAGTTGCAGGCAAGGAAGGTGTTTGCAAGCTTGGACAGCGTGAGTACAACGGCAACAAGTACAACGAGGTTAAGCGCATGATCTACGCAGAAGATGTTGACCTTACAAAGGTGCTCAACAAGGATGTCCCAGGATTTTCACAGACAGGATTTAATGCGGAAGATTTTCCATTCTAAGGAGACAAAATGAAGTTAAGAGATTATCAAGAGGAAGCAAGAATAGCTATAGCAAACGAATGGGAGAAGGGCGTCAAGAAAACACTCCTGGTACTTCCAACAGGGTGCGGAAAAACGATAGTCTTTTCAAAGGTCGTCGAAGACAGAGTAAAACTTGGGGAGCGTGTGCTAATTTTAGCACACCGCTCCGAGTTACTTGACCAGGCATCAGACAAGCTTGCAAAAGCAACAGGTATTTTTACAGCTACAGAAAAGGCGGAACAAAGCTGCCTTAATAGCTGGTTCAGAGTGGTGGTTGGGTCTGTACAAACTTTGCAAAGACCTAAGCGCCTTGCACAGTTTGACAAAGACTACTTTGACACCATCGTGGTGGATGAAGCTCATCACTGCATTTCAGACAGTTATCAAAGAGTGCTGGAATACTTTAGCAATGCAAACGTACTTGGTGTTACAGCAACGCCAGACAGAGGCGATATGCGTAATCTAGGATCATACTTTGAGAGCCTAGCATATGAGTACACTCTTCCAAAAGCAATCAAAAACGGATACCTGAGCCCAATTAAGGCTTTAACAATTCCGCTTGAGCTAGACTTGAGCGCAGTATCAATGCAGTCAGGAGACTTTAAAGCAAGCGAAATCGGAACCGCTCTCGATCCTTATCTCGAACAGATTGCAGACGAAATGCTTAAGTACTGTACAGATAAAAAGACGGTAGTGTTCCTGCCACTTGTGAAGACGTCTCAAAAGTTTAGAGACATTCTAAACGAAAAGGGATTTAAAGCAGCGGAGGTTAACGGGGATAGTAAAGACAGAGCAGAGATATTGGACGATTTTAGCAAAGGAAAATACAACGTGCTTTGTAATTCTATGCTTTTAACAGAGGGATGGGATGAGCCATCAGTCGACTGCATTGTAGTGTTAAGACCAACGAAGATCAGATCACTTTACTCGCAGATGGTAGGCAGAGGAACGAGGCTATATCCAGGGAAAGAAGACTTACTATTGCTTGATTTTCTTTGGCACACAGAAAGGCACGAGCTTTGCCATCCAGCAAGCCTCATTTGTGAAAATGAGGAAGTCGCTAAGAAGATGACCGAAAACATGGAGATTGCTGCAGGCACTGCGATAAACATCGAAGAGGCTGAGGAAAAGGCAGCGTCGGATGTAGTGGCTCAGAGAGAGGAAGCTCTTGCTAAGCAGCTTGAGGAAATGAGAAGACGCAAGCGCAAGCTTGTAGATCCGTTACAGTTTGAAATGAGTATCCAGGCAGAGGATTTATCAACATACATCCCGTCATTTGGCTGGGAAATGGCACCGCCATCTGATAAGCAGATTAAAGCACTCGAAAAGTGTGGAATATTTCCTGACACAATCGACAACGCTGGCAAGGCTTCCATGATTTTAGATAGGCTAAGCAAACGCAGAGACGAGGGACTTACAACACCTAAGCAGATTAGATTCCTTGAAGGTAAGGGATTTAAGCACGTAGGCATGTGGCAATTCCAATCAGCAAGACACATGATAGACAGAATCGCTGCGAATGGCTGGAGGGTGCCTAAAGGCATTAATCCTGCAGAGTACAAGCCTGAAGTTAAGCCTTACTACGATAAGTATAACACAGCATCAACTCACATTGAAAAACACGGAAATCATATAGGCGTATATGATAATTTTGGAAATAATGTAAGCAAAGAAGTAGCTGGCGCTAAAGGTTTATGGCTACCTCACTCGGAATAGGAGACAAGAACAATGGAACGAAATCATCTTGAATTATTACAACATATCAATCCATCGCTTTTGAACTATCAGGAATGGGTGAACGTAGGCATGGCGCTTAAGCAGGAAGGCTATACAGCATCTGATTGGGATTCATGGAGTGCGCAGGACAGCAAAAGGTACCATCAAGGGGAATGCTTTAAGAAATGGGATGGATTTGCAGGAAATGGAAATCCTGTGACCGGAGGAACAATATTTCAGCTTGCCATAGAACAGGGCTGGACTCCTCCGGAGAAAACGTCTCGTGAGCTTAACTGGGATGATGAAATTGGAAAAGATTACAAGATTATCGATGAGGCTTGGCTTGAAGCTAAGGAAATAAGGGAGCCGGACGACGAAAGATGGGAGCCGGTCAAGGAACTTATTACTTATATAGAAACGCTCTTTGAAAGTACTGAAAATGTTGGCTACGTAACAGAGGTTTGGGAAAAAGACGACAAGTGTATGCCAGGCAAAGGCTCATACGACCGAACGGCAGGACAGCTCATCGAGGCATTATCTAAATGCAATGGCGATATAGGCGCTGTAATCGGCGATTACAAAGAGAAAGCTGGCGCATGGATAAGATTTAACCCACTCGATGGCAAAGGCGTTAAAAACGAAAATGTGACAGACTATAGGTACACGCTCGTCGAATCAGACAGCATGGAGCTAGAAAAGCAAAATGCAATCATTAGAGAGCTTGAGCTTCCTGTAGCTTGCCTTGTGTACTCTGGAGGGAAATCCATACACGCAATCGTCAAAGTGGATGCTAATAGCTATGAAGAGTATCGCAATCGAGTAGATTACATTTACTCGATTTGTAAGAAAAATGGACTAGACATAGACGCACAAAATAGAAACCCTTCGAGGCTATCTAGAATGCCCGGAGTAATGCGCAAAGGTCGAAAGCAGTTTCTTATAGATACAAATATCGGAAAAGACAGCTACGAGGATTGGTACAAATACATCGAGGACTTAAACGACGATTTGCCTGATCCGGAAGGACTAGAGAGGTGTTGGGATGACATGCCTGAGCTAGCGCCCGAGTTGATACATGGAGTGTTAAGGCAAGGCCACAAAATGCTTATTGCAGGACCATCTAAAGCCGGAAAATCATTTGCTCTCATAGAAATGTGCATTGCAATAGCTGAAGGGACTAAGTGGCTAAACTGGCAGTGTAGCCAGGGCAGAGTTTTATATGTAAACCTTGAATTAGATCGAGCGTCGTGTTTACACCGATTCAAGGACGTTTACAAGGCGGTTGGAATCAAGCCTCTTAACATTGGCAATATCGACATCTGGAATCTAAGAGGCAAGACTGTGCCAATGGATAAATTAGCGCCTAAATTGATTCGTAGAGCGCTTAAAAAGGGTTATATAGCAGTTATCATTGACCCTATATATAAAGTCCTTACAGGCGACGAAAATAGCGCAGATCAGATGGCTCATTTTACGAACCAATTTGACAAGGTGGCAACGGAACTAGGTTCAAGTGTAATTTACTGCCATCATCACTCAAAAGGTGCCCAGGGCAATAAAAAAAGCCTAGACAGAGCATCAGGCAGCGGAGTATTCGCAAGAGACCCTGACGCGCTCATAGATCTTATAGAGCTTGAGCTTACTGAGGAAATATATTCAATGCAGCTCAACCGGGCTAAGTGCAAGGTATTCGATGAGGCTATTCGTTCAAATAATCCAGGTTATTATGATGAGCATGTTGGACTAGACGACGCCTTGAGCTTGCCTCAAATTACAAGCCATGCAAACAGAGCGCTAACGCAAAGTACACTACTTAAGTGTTCTAATGAATGTAACAAAGTCGAAGACGAAATCAGAACATTAAGTGCCTGGAGAGTTAGCGGAACTCTGAGAGAATTTGCCAAGTTTAAGCCGGTTAATATGTGGTTTAGATATCCAAAGCACGAGGTTGATGAGACTGGTATCCTCACCGACATAGAGACAGAATCGGCTCAGCCAACATGGAAAAAAGCTATAGAAGAGCGCAAGAAAAATGCTAAAGAGTCAAAAGAAACTAAGCTAAATGAGTTTGAGATTGAGTTCACGAATCTTGAGTTAGATGGCGAAGTGCTTATGTCTGATTTAGCAGACGCCTTAGGTTTATCTTCCCATAGGCAAATTGGAATTTGGCTCGGAAACAGCAAGAAATCTAGGGCTGAATACAAAAAAAGATTTGAAGCATATACAGGTGAAGATGGTCAGCGATATGTAAAAAGGAAAGACGTATAGGGGGTACGGCGAACCGTAAAAAATACAGTCTGCCGTATGGGTACGGCGAACCGTAAAAAATACAGTCTGCCGTATGGGTACAGACCCCTATACTACGTATAGGTGTTTACACACCCACATGCAAGCATGTACACACCCCTATGTGGTGAGGCGCTACGCTTACGCCTCGCCCACACATAGGAGTGGTCATACATGCACCGCGCGAGAGGAGGTAAAATGATTGAATTTTTTATGGCGATGATTCCGCCAACAAAAACGCATCAGGAAAAACGAGCGACAATTTGCTCAGATAGAAAAATTAGATTTTACGAAGATGAGGAACTAAAAGCCGTAAGACAAAAACTAAAAGCTCACCTGGCAAAATTTAGACCCAATCGAAAAGCTGTAGGTCCGGTAAGGCTCGTAGTGAAATGGTGCTTCCCAATCAAGGGCAAGCACAAAAATGGCGAGTGGAAAATAAGCAAGCCTGATCTAGATAACTCAAACAAGCTTTTACAGGATTGCATGACTGACCTCGGATTTTGGAAAGATGACGCACAGGTAGCAAGTCTGATCTGCGAAAAGTTTTGGGCAGTGATACCAGGCATATGGATAAGAGTTGAGGAGCTGGACAATGATACGAACTAAAAAGGGCAAAAAGCAAAAAAGACCAATCGAGCAGGTCCCTCGTTTTGAAATTATAAAACTACAAAATCTGCTGCACATCTCCATCATGGTACGAGTGCTATGGACAGTGTACGGATGGAGGGAAAAGCGCATCGGATATTTCCTTGAGGCATACATGAGCTTGCTCGGTGAGGTTTGGGACCAGAGGTGCACGGTCAATCAGATGATAGACGGCACGAAAGACATGACTGGTCACGATATAAGGCAGCTAGTAGACGACATGATCAAGTATGGGAGGTAACAGGTGAAGTGCGAACTATGTGGAAAGCGAATCAACGAGTACTGCAGATACAGTGCAGTAATTGGCAACAAGGAAGTAAGTCTCTGTTGCTGGTGCTATAGGAAGATTAAGAAAGGCAACGAGGTTTTGAGGGAGGAAAATGAAAAGAAGTGAATTAGAAACTTATTTAGGAAAGCATGTAGAAATAACACTATTTGATGATTTTGCATATAGAGGCATCTTAAGAAAGACAGAAGAAAACATAGACAGATACGGCAATCCAAAGCACTATTTTTGCGAAGGGAATCAAGATAATTATATTTTTAGATGCTCACACGTGAAGAGGTTAAAGCAACTATGAAAGCAATACTAAAATATCCTGGTGCAAAAAATAGGATTGCTGCTTGGATAACAAAACATATTCCCGAACACAAAGTATACTGCGAACCATTTTTTGGCAGTGGCGCAGTATTTTTTAACAAAGAGCCGTGTTACAACGAAATACTGAACGACATAGACGATGAAGTCTATAACTTTTTTAAAGTGCTAAGAACTGAATCGAGCGAATTGGCCGAAGCTATAAGACTGACACCTTATTCAAGGACAGAATATGAAATGGCTTATAGGAGCGACACTTTAGACGATGTAGAGCGAGCGAGACGGTTTGCAATTAAGTGTTGGCAAGGTTTTGGGTGTGGAAACAAATATAAAAATGGATTTAGGCGAGGTATAGGAGCGACAAGTCCGAACCCAGCGAAAGCTTGGGGAGAACTATACGAAACGCTAATCGAAGGAGCAGAACGACTAAAGAATGTGCAGATAGAGCATAAGGACGCAATCGACTTAATACAAAGCCTACGAGGTAAAGAGACTTTTATTTATGTTGACCCACCATACCTATTGAGCACACGAAAAACGCACTTATACAACCACGAACTAGACGATGAATACCATGTAAAGCTATTAAAAGTCTTATGTGAAAGTGATTGCAAAGTAATGATTAGTGGGTATGACAACGACCTCTATAACTCATATCTCCATTATTGGAACAAGCTGAGTAAAGATACTACTGCAGAATGCTCAGTCAAACGAACAGAAACAATATGGATGAACTATGAGCACGATGCTCAAGTGACTTTTAAGCAAAGAATTGATGACGATTGACAAGAGTTGAGAAGAACGCAGAAGAGTTGAGTAGAAAGGATGTAACGATGAGATTAATAGACGCAGAATTGATGAACCAAATTTGTAATCACACATCATTAAGCACATGGATACCAACATCAGCAGCATTGCCAAACGAACCAGAACCTGTACTAATAACATGGGTAAATAGAGCACCAGTATCGTATTACGAGGAAATTAAGGACGAGCCTATCACAGGTGTAGCAATTTACCATAAAGGACAATGGTGGTGGTATTCAAATTATTGTGAAGAGGTGCTATCGGAATATGGGAGAGCATCTGACGAGGACGCAATTGATAGAAATATTGATGTCATAGCATGGCAATCATTCCCCAAGCCATACAAGGAGGAGCAGTAATGATACCGCAAGATAGATTAATAAATTACGCAATTAATTTCCTTGAATCGGAAATTGAGAATATCGAAAAATTGCTAAAGGATGAAACAGTCGATGACGTAAGCAAAGACATATTGAGCAAGCTTTTGAGAGAATACAAGCACGATTTAGAAGTGATTGAAAGGGAGGCGGTGTAGCATGAAAAAAATGACAATATACATCAGCGGTAGGATTACCGACTATGATGACTACGAGAAGACTTTTAACGAGGCAAAGAAAATACTCCTTGACGAGTATCCTGGGGCAGAGATTATCAACCCCGCTGAAATAGTATTGCCAGAGGTCTGCGATTGGGATGACTATATGGCAATATGTTTAAGGCTCTTGGGTAAGGCAACGCACATCTACATGCTGGACAATTGGGTGCACTCGAGAGGTGCTTGCACGGAGCACTTATACGCACTAAAGAACGGCATAGAAGTTTTATGGCCAGAAAGTTCGCCATACAGATAGGAGTAGGCAATGGGTAATAGAACGAAAGCACTGAAATATATTGCAGATCACTATGGATACATGGGGCAAAAGGATATGCTGATAGAAGAATTGGCTGAGCTCATACAAGCTCTTAACAAGTTCGAGAGGTATGAGCACGAAAGCGGATTCCTTGCTAATCTAATCGAAGAAGTTGCTGACGTAGAGATCATGTTAGCTCAAGTCAAATATTTACTAGGGATTAATGAGCGCGTAGAGCACGCAAAGTTTTTCAAGGTCGATAGGCAGATAAAACGAATCGAGGAAGAAAGCACGAAGCGAGGTGTATAGCCATGGTGGACTACGAACAGATTAAGCAGTTAAAAGCGCTAAGGCGTGAAGCTGAGGGATTGAAGTATTCTATCGACAACGCCAAGACCGAAATAGTCACAGACTACTATAAGGACTACAAGACAGGTCGGGGAATTCCCAAATCGCTTGTAGGAGTCGATTTTGACTGGAAAGGCATATCGAGTAGGGAGAGACGGTTAAAACGCAAGCTAGATGAAATTAGCAAGCTAATTGAGGCTATAGAAAAAGAGATAGAAGCTATAGCTGACCCAGATATGAGGACGATACTTCGGATGTATTATGTTGAGGAGATGAGTTACAGAGAAATCGAGGAACAAGCATTTATAAGTAAGTCTACAATACAGCGAAAACTAAAAAATTTTGCTGAAAACACAAAATGGGACAAATGGGACAAAAACCTATGATATATTGTATTTAGCGAAAAGGGAATTGTGGCTTCCTCAAAAAATATATTTCATAATTAACTTCGCAGAAGGCGCTCAAAACTGGGCGTCTTTTGTGTTGCTGCAAAACAGACGAAAAGAGAGGTGGTGGTGTGGCAGGATATGACAATATCAGAGATGCAAATCAAAAACGAACGCCGCACGAACGCCGAGAAATGGCAAAAATTGCAGGAAGGGCGAGCGGTGTTGCGAGACGGCGCAAAGCAGACTTTAACAAGACACTAAATATGCTGCTTACGGCTGAGATAGATTCGCCTGAGTGGAAGCCGTTGCTGGATGAATTGGGAGTCGACGCGACGCTCGAAAGTGCTATGCTTATGGCTCAAATCAAAAAGGCGCTATCTGGAAATGTAAAGGCAGCTTATTTTGTCGCACAATATGCAGGTCAATCGTTTAACACCGATGCAGACAACAAAGAGCAAGAGGCTAGAACCGAACACATCAAAGCGCAGACTGCAAAGGCTAAAGGCGAAGATTCGCAAGAAATTGAGGACGATGGATTTATCGATGCTCTTAGAAGTGAGGCGGTTGACATATGGGAAGACTAGCACAAGCTTTTAAATTTAAGCCGTTTAGTCGAAAGCAAAAGAAGATATTGACGTGGTGGCTAGACGAATCGCCAATGCATGAGATGAACGGTATCATCGCTGACGGTGCGATTAGATCAGGTAAGACAGTATCGATGGCGCTATCCTTTGTGATGTGGTCGATGGAAGACTTTAGCGGTGAGAACTTCGGCATGGCTGGAAAGACTATCGGAGCTTTTAGGCGAAATGTTTTAAAGCCGCTTAAACTAATGCTCTTTGCTAGGGGGTACAAGTTTAAGGACAGACGAGCTGACAACATGCTAGAGGTCACCAGGGGCGCCACCACAAATTATTATTACATCTTCGGAGGTAAGGACGAGCGATCACAAGACCTTGTGCAAGGTATCACACTGGCTGGCTGTTTTTTCGACGAGGTCGCACTAATGCCTGAATCGTTTGTCAATCAGGCAACAGCAAGATGCTCAGTCGAAGGTTCGAAGTGGTGGTTTAACTGCAATCCGGATAAGCCTAAGCACTGGTTCAAAGCAAACTGGATTGACCAGGCTGCAGAAAAGGATTTAATCTATTTGCATTTTACGATGGACGACAATTTGTCGCTCTCGGAAGCAATAAAAGAAAGATACAGGCGCCAATTCGTAGGCGTCTTTTTTAAGCGATTCATTCAAGGGCTATGGGTTGCAGCAGAGGGGCTTGTACATCCTCAGTTTGCAGACAAGGCTCAAGCTTACGCAATAAGCTACGACAAGCTAATGCCTGTTGACGAAAATGGCAATCGCAAGAACGCACATCGGATAGTGCAGATTTATATCGGCATAGATATTGGCGGTACAAATTCACACACGCCGTTTGTTGCCACAGGCTTTACTAAAGGCTTTAACAAGCAGATTAGACTGTACTACAAACGAATTAAGCACAGCAAAGGGACCGTAGATCCGGAAAAGATATACGCAACCTTCAAGGAATTTGTTAACGAGGTTAGAACTTTGTACCCAGGCATTCCGATTGTGGCTGCGTTTGTCGATAATGCAGAGCAGCTAATATTAAATGGATTAGCTATATACTCAGCGCGAAATGGCATAGGCGTAAAGGTCGCTGGATGTCGCAAAACGGAATTCTCTGACAGGGTCCTTGCTTACAACGCAGTGATTAATACCAATCGATTACTGTGGGTTTCGGACTTCTGTGAGCCGATAGCTGATTCTATATCCGAAATGGTGTATGACAGCAAGAGCAAAAAAGAAGAAAAGCTACTCGACGACTTTTCGACAGATGTTGATACATACGACGCTGACTACTATTCATGGAGTCAGTTTATTGAATATTTTCATCCAATGGAGGGATAAATGGCACACGTTAAAGCATATTTAAATAAACAGGGATATGACGTGAATGAGAAGGCTCTCGCGATAATGGAATTGTGTGATTCCTGGTACTCTAATGATCTAATAGACGATTTTCACAACAGGGTGACAGTGAACAACGTAAGATATGAAATGGAGCGTACAGGTTTTGCTAAGAGGGCGTGCGAGGACGATGCAAACCTTTGCGAGGTGGTAGACATTGTCACAAACTCGGAAAGCGCGAACAAGTTTGTTGAGCAACAGCTATCAAAAGATAAGTTTTCAAAAGCAATTCGCAGGCAATTAGAGCTTATGTCTGCGCAGGGAACTGTAGGCGCTTATGTCAGGGTGGTTGGAGCTGATTTATTTGACGACTCTTCGCTAAAGGGCGGCACGATAGAATTGATCTATGTTGAGCCTAGTGGAATATTCCCACTAACAATCTCAAAAGGCATAGTTACAGAATGTGCCTTTGCGTCTGAAAATATAGTCAACGGTAAGACCGAAACGACTATTGTTATGTTCACTATGGAAGATAACAAGTATGTCTCAAGGACAGTGGTTTTGGATGTTGACGGCAAGGAAGTTGTCGAAAAGAGTTCAGAGGTTAGGCTGGGGGATGTTAAGCCGTTCTCAATCCTAACGACTGCGGTTGTTAATAACATAAAAGACATGAAGGGGTATGGATATCCAAAAATCTATGCAGCCATTCCGATACTCAAGAGCATTGATTTAATTTTTAATGTGCTTTTTGGAGACCTGGACAAGGCGGACAAGATGGTGCTTTATAACGAGGCGCTGTGCGAGTTTGATAAAAATGGAAATGCAAAGACCCCAAACAAGCAGCATAAAAAGACATTCGTTTCGATGGGCGAAAAGCTGCCTAACTCCGACGACCTAATTCAGGAGATAAATCCAGTTATTCGTATTGACAGCATAACCAAAACATTTGAGTTATCACTATCTTTGCTTTCAACGATGTTCGGATTTGGTACACGCAAATACAGCTTTGAAAACGGACAGATCAAGACTGCAACAGAGTACATCGGAACGAAACAAGACTCAATGCAGGAGCTGAACAAGCAAAGACAAAATCTGACTGACTATATTGAGGATCTTGTAAGAGCTCTTCTGTGGTTTTCAAACACGTTCATGGAAACAAAGTACGATCTCGCAGAAGAAATTGTAATCACTTACGATGACAGCTTTATCACCGACAGACAGAGCGAGCTCGATTCAATGAGGGCTGATGCACAAGCATTTGGATTGCCGAAGCTTGTCAAGAGATATATACAAGATAAATACGGACTTACAGAGGCTGAAGCTGAAGCCTGGTATAGCGATGTGGAAGTCGATGACGAAACGGAGGCATAGTTATGCTATCCGACTATCAAAAAGAGCAATTAAGTGCTGAGATAATACCGATGTTCCAAGACCTGGAACAAGATACAATCCAGGACATAGCGCGTAGGCTCAGAAAAGAAAAAAGGTGGACGGAATCTGCAGAGCTCCAAGCTAAGGCTCTTGAGTCGCTCGGGTATAGTCCTAGCGAAATACAGACGCGTGTGCTCGATAAATTGCACGCTGACAAAGATTTTATCGATATGCTGAACGAGAACACTCTTGAACATAAAAAACTTGTTAGAGAGCGAATTAGAGAGACTGTGGATTCGGCTCAAGCTCATGGTGACAAGATTGTCGGAAGAGCGGGCGACATGTCGTTTGCAGATGATGTGGCATTTTGGAAGACTAGAGGGCAGAGTTTAAAATCAAGCCCAGCACTGAAACAAATCTCCGCAGAAAGCTCCAAACGTCTTGAGCATGAGCTTAAATCACTAACTCATTCTACAGGCTTTAAGTTTCTTGGAGCGCCAGTTTCGGTAGATCAAGCATTTAATCACTCAATGGATAAGGCAGTGATGAATGTTGCGAGCGGTGCTTTTTCCTCAGAACAAGCTGTCGAGCAGGTCGTCTCGGAGCTTGAAAAAAGCGGACTAAGGTACGTAAACTATGCGTCAGGGATAACTAGAGGTATAGATGTGGCTGCACATTTAGCTGTCAGAACGACTTTAAACCAGATGGCAGCAGATATATCGATGAGTAACGCAGATCAGCTTGGAACGGATTTAGTCGAGGTTTCTTCACATGGTGGAGCACGAGACGGAGACGGACACGCAAATCATGCAGGATGGCAAGGCAAGGTCTACAGCATAAGCGGAAAGGCTCATCCGAAAGAAAGCAAACGATTAGGCTATAAGATATTAAGCCTTGAAGCAGCGACTGGTTATCCTCACGATCCCGCAGGTCTTTGCGGATATAACTGCAAACATACGTTTTATCCGTTTATTGCAGGTATTTCTGACCCAACACCAATGGAAAAGGAACCGGCTCCGGTTAAGGTTGATGGCAAAACATATACGTACTACCAAGCAACACAATACCAGCGCAGGCTTGAAAGGGAACTTAGGGAGTTCAAAAGGCAATATCTAGGCGGACAGAATATGACTGCTGCCATTACAGCAAAGGAACAGCAGTATGCTCGATTTTGCGAGAAAGCAGGGCTCAAACAGAACCTTAATAGGCTTTATGTTAAGGGCTACAAGAGGGATTTTGAGTATATAGGAAAAAGACATGATGTTGCAAAAAAGCATGATGTAGTATATCGTGCCAAGAATATTACAGATATTAATGATTTGAAAAATATAAGCAAAAGTGATATAATTAATATGCAATCATTAGATGAGATAAAATTGTATTTTGCTGAAAAACACTCGATAAATTTGGTGGGCTTTGAAAAGCAAAATTTAGATAAGTTAAAAATAGTATTAGCTGGATATGATGATTGCTTTGAGACATTCCCTGGTTCTTCATCTGTTGTAAAACAAATTTCATACAATCCTAGATTGCGCGTATACGGAAAGTTAAAAACAAATGGGCACTCCGAAATAGGGAAAAGCGGCATAGGTAGTTACGGAACTGGGATACATGAAGCTGCACATGCGGCGGACTTGTGTAAATCTTCGTATGGCACAAATTCTTTTGCCGATGAAGTTTTTTCAGACGCCCTAAGGCGTTTGAAATTAAAGAGAACATCAAGACGATATTATGATCTTGCTTATGAGATTACTGGAGAACCTGAAAGCATTGTCGAATCGTACGAAATGTTTGCATATTCCGCAGAGACGGTCATGGGTAGCGGTAAGGGAAACGATTTATCTAATATGATTTTTAAAATATCGGAGGAATATTATGCCAGAAAAAACTGAAGCATTAAAAATTGAAGAGGCTAGGCTTGTTGCAGAATATTGTTCTTCAGACTCGGACGAAGGTTTTGAAGAGTACTTGCTGAGCCACGGGTCTAAGGAATGGGTTGAGTATTACTTAAAAGTAAAAGCATATAAAAAACGTGAGTATAAAAAGGGTTGTATAATAAACTGATTTTATATCATTGTTAATTTAATACGTTATTAAACATCGCAAGCAAGCGATGTTTTTTATTGCCGTTAGTCCATTCGGCGTAAAACAGGACAAGAACGGTAGTCCAAGCGTAAGCACTCGCAGGACGTAAAACAGAAAGGAAACTATTACAATGGCATTTACAAGAGACTCACTAAAGCAATTTGGTATCACGGACGATGAGGTTATCACAAAGATACTCAACGCACACCACGCAGAACTAGAGCCTGTAAAGGACAAAGCAGACCAGTACGATAAGGTTAAGGCTGATTTTGACGAGCAGACGAAGTCAATTGAGGGACTAAAGGCCTCAGTAGGAGACAAGGAAGCAATGCAGAAGCAAATCGAAGAGCTTAAAAGTGCATCTGAGCAGAAAGATGCTGCACATAAGAAAGCTATCGAGGACATGCAGAACAAGCTGGAAGGCGCAGAGTTTGACAAGCTGTTAGATGATGCCATCGCAAAGGCAGGCGGTCGCAGGGCTGCAAGTATAAGGGCAGAGCTCAAACTCGATGAGCTGAGGGCAAGCAAGGACCGTTCAAGCGACATCGAAGCTGCAATCAATGCGCTAAAGGAAGCCGAGGACACATCGTTTCTATTTGGATCAAATGCGAATCCAACAGGGGCGAAGTTAGATTCTTCTGGTAACGCAAGTGGTGGAGTAGGTGGTACTGATGAGGCTATGGCCACCGCTAGAGCTGTAATGGGTCTCGGACCAAAAGGAAAGGAAAATTAAACAATGGCAAATCAGATTTCAAAATTTAAAGTTTACGTTAACCTTCTTGACGAGGTTTACAAGAATGCATCACGCACAGCAATTCTTGACGGAGCACCTGAACTAGCTCAACAGGGTGCTAATGCAGATGAACTTATCATTCCAAAGATTGACATGGATGGCCTTGCAGACTATGACCGTTCTGCAGGGTACACAATGGGCGGCGTCGATTTTAAGAACGAGACAGTCAAGTGCAACTTTGATAGAGGTCGTAGCTTTACTGTAGATGCAGTAGATAACATCGACACAGTAGGAATGGCGTTCGGTAAGCTTTCAAGCGAGTTTCTTCGCACTAAGGTTGTCCCTGAGCTTGACGCTTTTAGAATTGCAATGTATTGCAAAAAGGCAGGTACAAGCATTAAGACAACAACCATCACAGATGGAGCAACCGCTGTCAAGGCTATATCCAAGCTATACGATGAGATGACAGACAACGAGGTTCCAACTGATAGCAGAGTCCTACTCATTTCGCCAACAATCCTCGGGCTGATTCGAGACCTTGACACTACAAAGTCAAAAGAGATTTTGAATAAATTTGTGGCAGTTCAGGAAGTACCTGCGGGTAGATTTTATACCGCAATTAAGCAGAAGGACGGCAAGACAGGCGGAGAAGAGAAAGGTGGATTTGAGAAGGCTGCTACAGGCAAGTCCCTTGACTTCCTTATCGTTGAGAAATCCGCAGTAATCCAGTTCCAGAAGAGAAATGTCAATAAGGCAATCGCACCTGACGACAACAAGGATGCAGATGCTTGGCAGTTTAATTTCCGCGAAGTTGGTATTGCTGACGCATACGAGAATAAGCTAAGCGGTATCGCAGGAATGTGCAAGGCATAGGAGGTAAGCGATGGGCAGAATAGTTGGCCTAGAATTTGACGATAACAATGAAGTTATTGTCGAAGAGGCGGAATTTAAGGTAGAGCCTGAGGCAGAGTTCAAGGTAGCAGAAGTAGAGCCTGAGGTTAATACGGAGAAGGAAGGCAAGTAATTATGTTAAGCGTATCGTTAGCGGAGTATCAGAGCTTCTATGTGGACGTGCAGGATGAAGAAGAGTATGCAAAGCTTTACGAGAGAGCAGCAATCTTGCTGCGTGGCTGGACTGCAAGAAGAATTGACAAGGTTGTAGCGGAGGACGACTTCCGTTACAACCAAACAATCTCAGCAATAGTCCACACAATCCACTCTCTAGCGCATCAAGGCGGTACTGAGGGCGTTATTTCGGTATCAAACGACGGATACTCCGAAACATACGCATCTGACGAGGACCGCAAGTCGGAGCTTAAAAGTGCTATCTTCGAGATCCTATCCGGTACGGGATTAATGGGGTGTATATAATGATTTTCACGGACACAATCACAATCTATAGCTACTACAAGGATAACGGCGCCGAAAAATGGCATAGAACAGTCCTGAAAGGGGTAATGTGGAAGCGAAAGAGAGTTCAATCCGTCAACATAGACGGAAAGTTGAACATTGTTGATACCGTATCAATAACCATCCCATATAGAGCCTTATATTTGCCGTATAAAGAGTTTTTATTATCTAGTGACAGATTGAGTCATTGGACAATCGAAACCGCGTCAAACCTAAGCATAGCCGTCTTGGGAGAGTGTGATAAGGAAATAGGAGATAGCTATAGGTTAAAAGACCTCAAACGAGATTATTCGGATGTGGTTACTCTGAAGTCTTTAGCAGACAATACAAATCGAGATCATTTGAAGAACTGGAAAGTGATAGGTGCGTAATGAAGCATGTAAGCTTGAAATTAAAGCTACAAAGCAATGATGACATAAAGCGCCGATTTGCTATTGAAAAGCAAGGAAAGGTGCAGATGTTCATAGACTCAGAGGTGCTAAGACGTTGCGTGCCTTATATTCCCAAAAATGACGGAGAACTCATTAAAAGCGGACAGATTAGTACTGTCATAGGTAGTGGCACTGTAAGGTATACGACACCTTACGCACGCAGATGGTATTATATGCCAGCTAATTTTCAAGGTGCGCCTAAAAGGGGAAATTATTGGTTTGAGCGCATGAAGCGTGAAGGTGGTGCTGCTGCAATAGCACGTGGCGCAAAGCAAATCATGGCGAAAGGGAGTGATTAAGTGACATTATCAGAGTCAATCAAAATATGGATGAAAGAGTGTCCTGGTCTTGCTCTCTGCGATGATTTTGACACAGACAGATTAAGAGCTGAGGCAGAAAGCTTGGGCATATACAAGCAACCGACAAACGAAACAGTCGACTATATAGATGGCAGTACATTGTGTACTGACTATTTTTATATCGTTGCTAGGCAAGAGGCTCAGGAAGAGCGCGACAGGGTATCGAATCAAGAGTTCCTCGAACAATTTGAACAATGGATTGAGGAACAGAATTACAAATCGAATTATCCGCAAGGACATAACATCGAAGAGATTTCAGTCGCGAATTCGTTTTATATGCAGGAAACAGACGGCGAGCAAGCTGTCTATCAGATTAGTGTAGGGGTGACCTACAGGAAGGAAAGGTAACATGGCAGAACAGGTTAAGCGCATTAAAAAGCACATGATCGCACTGTTTATCAACACAGGCACAAAAGAAACAAAGAAGTGGACCAGAATCAAGAAGGCTACAAAACTCGAGATTAAGCTTGATCCACAGAAGCAGGACTACGACTACATCTCAGATGAATCGCCAACAACAGAGCTTGAAGGTTACAAGCCTGGAGTTGATGGCATGCCACTTACAATGTATAAGGGCGAGCCGGACTTTGATTTCATCTGGGAAAAGTTCTACGGACTTGCAACTGGAGCCGACGCAAAGGTCGAGGCTATGATTGTGTTTATTTTTGATGACACACCAAACGGTGCCAACAAAGCATGGCTTACAGAAGCAACACTAAGCATTGACTCGATGAATGCAGTTGAAGGCACAATTACATTTGACTTGCCATTTGGCGGCACAGTCGAAAAGGGAACAGCAAAGCTTCAGGCTGGCGTTCCAACATTTACCAAAGCATAAGTAATAAAGGAGTAATAATATGGCAGATATTTTAATGTGGGACGGAGCTGAATACGTCCTTCCTAAGAAAACCTTGGCGGTGCAGAAAAAAATGGACGAGATTGGAAATTTGAGCGTCGCAAACAAGGGAGTTGAGTGCTATCGCAAGCAGTTTGATTTATGCTCAGAACTTTTAGGCAAGGATAATGCAGCAGTAGTTCTTGATGCAAAAAAGGTGGATGATGTTGATTTGCAGACCCTAACAATCTGCTACAACTCCATCATTGATGCTTATCTGCAGAGAGTCCGCGAGCATCAGAGACAAAGAGAGGCAGAGCAATTAAATTCACCTGCGCTTGACGTTATCGAGAACGTAGCGCAGAGCGTGGATAAGATTGCGAAGCTTAAATAATGCTAACTTTAACAAATCGTCTCCCCGACTCGATTGAGGTTCGTGGGAGGCGTTTTTTTTTAAACACAGACTATAGATACTGGCTAAACTTCCATAAATGTACTGATTTCAGGCCTTTATTTAAGGGCAATTCGCCTTGCGTTCAGACTGAAGGAGGCTGGGGAGTGCCTAACGATATATTCTTGGCACTTGTAGAGTTTTATACAAATCCTTGTCCTGTTCCAAAACAAAGTGATCCAGGTGTAGATACACTAGATTTTGATATTGATGCTGAACTAATATATAGTGCATTTTTGCAACAATATGGAATCGACATCATGGAAACCGAAATGCATTGGCACAAATTCAAGGCACTGCTAAAAGGCATCACTGATAAGACATTGCTCGGACAGGTAATAGGCTTTAGGGCGTCAACCGATAAAGAGTTTAGAGAACAGCGAAACGCATGGGAACTTCCAACAGTACTTACGGAAGAGGAAGAAGAACAGTATCGCAAGTTTGAAGAAGAGTGGGGATAGTAAATGAATGAAAATGTTTTAGAGATAAAAACCCTGCTTGATACAACAGGTGTAGATAAAGGTGTTGACAGTCTTTCTGGGAGCGTGAGTAGAGGCGCAGCGATGATAGGTGCTGCACTCGTAACGACTGCAGTAGGGCTTGGAACTTTGGCGATAAAGTCATTTGCGCAATACGAACAGCTCGCAGGCGGCGTAGAGACTTTGTACAAAAATAGTAGCAAAGAAGTCATGGCGTATGCAAGTAACGCATATAAGACGGCTGGCATGAGTGCTAACAAGTACATGGAGACAGTAACAAGCTTCAGTGCATCACTATTGCAATCGCTTGATGGCGACACAAAGAAGTCGGCAGAATACGCGAACAGGGCCGTGACGGACATGTCAGATAATGCCAACAAGATGGGCACATCGATAGAGTCTATACAGATGGCGTACCAGGGCTTTGCTAAGCAAAACTATACTATGCTAGATAACCTCAAGCTCGGCTATGGTGGTACTAAAGAGGAGATGCAGCGCCTTATAAAGGATGCATCTAAGATGAAAGATGAGCAGAAAAAACTTGGAATTACTGTCGACGAAAACAGTATGAGTTTTGGCAATATCGTCAATGCACTAAGTGTAATGCAATCTCACATGGGGATAGCTGGAACAACAGCAAAAGAAGCAAACTCTACTCTAGAAGGTAGTGCAAATCAGATGAAAGCCTCGTGGGAAAATCTGCTTACTGCTTTTGCTGGAGGGGGAGATGTCGATAAGTCTATGCAAGCCTTTGCTGACTCAATTGCGATATTCTTAAGTAACTTAATTCCAAGGATAAAGGTTGTGGCTAAGAGTCTAGGCAAGGCATTTTCAAAAAGCCTTGTACCAGCGATTATAAAAGGACTGAGTAAACTGGGTAACGCGGTCCCAATAATTAAGCCGTTGACATCAATCTTAAAAGGGCTAATTAAGAACTTTGATAAATTTAAGATCTTAATCGTGATGGTTGCTTCTGCTTTTATTGCGTATAAAACAGTCGTTACAATTGTTACTGCAGCTCAGGTACTGTTAAATGCAGTTTTGTTTGCAAATCCTATTATGATTCTCATAATGGCTATTGCAGCGCTCGTTGGTGGTTTTATTTACCTATGGAAAACGTCAGACGGATTCCGTAACTTTTTCATAGGAATATGGACCCATATCAAGAACTTTGTTGGTGCAGTCGTTGATGGGATTGTAACATTTTTTACGGAAACATTGCCGAACGGCATCAAAGCATTTGTATCAAAAGCGATTGACTTTTGGATTTGGTGGGAAACTCTTCCAATCCGAATAGTAATTTATCTAGCGCAGGTGATTGCAAAGATTGCTGCGTGGGTTGGAGATTTAGTTAGCCGAGCTGTAAGCGGTATAGCTGATTTTGTGAACAGTATAGTCAATGGAATTAAAGACTTACCTGGCAAATTTGTGTCTATAGGTGGTCAGATAATCAGAGGTTTTTGGAACGGAATTCACGACAAGTTTGACTGGTTAATGAACAAGATTGGTGGCTTTTTTGGGAATGTAAAGAAAAAGATTAAATCCTTTTTCGGAATAAAGTCTCCATCGCGTTGGGGAGAAAAGGACATTGGTAACAATCTGATTTACGGTATTGCTAATGGTATCACGAGAAAAACCGCGTATGCACTTGGTGTCGTATCAGACTTTACGAGCAGCATAAAAGATCGTTTCGCAAGCGATATGCAAGGAGTTGAGGCTGACCTAACTGTAAACGGTGGCTACAATGGTTCAAGGCTGAAACGAGATGCAATAACGCTACCTCCAGGGGCAAGATATAATCAGATATCACGCAACGGAGTCGGTGCAGGTGAGACAACGGTAATGCAGACAATTAACATCAATCAGCCTGTTGAGACTCCAGGCGAACATGCAAGGGTACTGAGAAGTGAAGCAGTAAAATTCGGATTGGCAGGTGCGATATGAGCAAAATGGTAAATGTGGAGGCCGTCAGAAGTGATGGTCTCCGATTTAGTTATAACAAAAATGACTGGAAAATGTTGACACTTGAAGGTGTTGACTTTCCTGAAATTGAAGTATTTTCAGAGGCGAGAGGGTTTGGCCACGGTGATATCGTAACAGGTATTAGAAAGCATGGCCGACAGATTACTTTGTCGGCAAGAATTAACGGAACTAATGATAGCTTAAGAGATGAGGTTATCGGATTTCATAATGCTAATCATAAGTATGATTTGTATATTACATATGCTGGAGTCACAAAGATAGCTAAAGACTGTGTTCTCAAGGCGGCAAGCTATCCTTCAAGGAATGTCTACCGAAAGCCTAATCTTGAACTATTATTCCAATCTCCTCATGCTGATCTATTTGGCGACAGCAAGGATACGACTGCTTTTAGTGCAGTAAATCCTATGTGGCATTGGACAAGATATTATGCGCCCGGCGGTGGCAAGCTTGCTTTTGGCGAGATAACTAAAACGGATACAAAGGTAATCAATTACCTCGGAAGCGAACCGGCTCCGATCGTTATCACAATAAAGTCTACTGGCTACGTTCCTGGAATCGATATCGAGATGGGCGACCTTAAGACTAGCGTTAAAACCGTGCTAAATGCCACTGATGTCCTCGTTATTGACTGCGACAAGCGAACGGTCAAAAAGAATGGTAAAGACGTACCATACAGCAATTTTGACGCTAGAGACCTTATGCAGATGGTGCTTGGCTATGGTGATAATCAAATCAAAATATCAAAAGACGGAAATACGGCATTTACCGCAGAAGTAAGCTTCGTGGGAAGATACGGAGGTGTGTAAATGATCAAATGTCTAAACAAATTCGGCGAAGAGGTCAAGATGATTGACTTCGTCGAGTTGCAATGGAGTAGGAAATATTTTGAGTGCGGGTCATTTGTGCTATATATGGCAGCAAAGGACTATGACCCAGATGTCAAGTACATCCAATGTATTGGGCGCCCTGAGACTGCGATGGTACAAAAGGTCGTGTACGAGGAAAAGAATAACGGCGAATTTGTAACACTATCAGGCTTTTTTATCGACAAAGTGCTTGATTGGAGCGCTTATACGATACCGATTTCGACAATGACATTTAAGAGTAAGATAGAAGTTGAAACGCAATTAAAACAATGGTTGCTTGAAACTGTGAGTGACAAGTACGCTCAGTCTGGAGGGGGAACGGTAAACGGCGCAAAGTTAAGCACAGATAGTGACGTACCAAGCGAGCTGTCTATAAGTGCAGAACTTGGTGAAAGTACAGGCTCTGCTATACGAAAAGCTTTAAAGTCTGCAGGGTACACACTCATTTGCAGACCGATTTTCTCGGCAAAGGAAGAACCAGGAAAGCCACTTTTAGGCATTGAACTGCATGTTCAAAAAGGCAAAGATTTGCGCGATGATGTGTTTTTTGGCGAGGCTTGGGGAAATATCTCTAAGTGTGAATACGCATGTGACGAAAGCGGGGTATACAGTGGCTTTTTAGCGAGCCAGGAGATACCCGACGATTTTAAGACGTCAAATGAGGTACACGTCTTTTGGAAGGATGGCAAAAAGGTCAGAGCAATACATGAATATGTACAATTTGATGGTAACATGCCAAGCAATCTCGGTCACTGTGTGCCACTCAAAGTTTTTAATGCCAACATCAGCGGAGTCGAAATCAAGAGCGAAAATGAGGCGCTTATAAGGTCAAAAATGCGAGATGCAGCAAAGCTTGAGATGTTGAACAATTACAAACAAGAGACCATCTCAGTTGATGTACTCCAACATCGTTTTTATTACCTCAAGGACTATGACCTGGGTGATATTTGTACAATCAATATTGATTCTATACAAAAAGAATTTACTTCCAGGCTCGTCGAGGTTAGAGAGGTCCACTCAAAGAATACAGTAAAAGTCGAGCTTGTCTTTGGAACTCCAAACAGGCAAACATATAGAAAGGTGGATGTATAGTATGGCAAAGAGTTTTCCATTTGAATCAAAAAGGATAATCGGAAATGAATGGGACAGGGCAATCACAGCCCAGGACGAAAGAGATTTCAACAAGATGTGCTGGGGCAACGGTGTGTTTATTAACCCAATCGACGGACTTATGGTCACGGCTCACGGAGGTATGACCGTCAATGTAAAACCAGGAGGTGCAATCATCGAGGGTGCGGTTTTCAAGGAGAACAATAACAGACAAATCACATTGTCTCCAGCATCGAGCCTTCCTCGTATAGATCGTATCGTTTTAAGATTTGACACTGCAGAGGACAGGCGAGACATTGACATTTACCTCAAAGAGGGTGTCGCAGCAACGAATCCGGTTGCTCAGGATCTAATCCGCGAGTCAAATTATTACGAGCTAGCAATCGCTGATGTTTACATCCCAGCTCGTACAACGTCGATTGAATCTGTCAATATTTCTGACACAAGGATGGATTCAAACCTTTGCGGGTGGGTCGTTCCGGCAGTTGAGTATCGCGGACTATTTGACAACCTGTGGCTACAGCTGCGTGATAGTTTTGGTACAGTTAACTCAGCACTATCCGGCACGCTTGCCCAGGATCTCAAACAAGAGATTAAAGTCACTGACGAAAAGTATGCAGACCAGATTAGGCGCGTTAGAGACGACATGGGCGACGCAAGCATGTTAAAAACTAGCGCAAGAAATCTCGCAGATGCCATCAATGAGCTATATAACGGAGGTGGAAGAGCTCAAGATTATGTCGTAGAGCAAGGCGAAGTCGATGGATGGCAGTTCGTGAAATGGAAGAGGGGTAGACTTGAGCTTATTAAGACAGCCGATTCGGACTCTAGATCAGGCTGGACTGCTGGAGCATGGAATAACATGATTTTTAACAGAAAAACGTTTACATTCCCATCGTCTTGTCGATTTATCACAAAGCCAAACGTAACGGCATCAGTGCAGATTGGCAACGGATATTCGTTTGCCGCTCAAACAA